CTTTGCTGGATTGAGCGGGGGACCAGGAATCCGACCCTGCAGGTCGGCATGGCAATCGCAAAGGTCCTGGGCTGCACCGTCGAAGACCTGCTGGCAGGGTATGAACCCGGAACGATGGAAAACGACTCGCAGCAGGAAGGCGCCTAACTTTATTATACCAACCAAGGAGGTAAAACAAAATGGGACAAAACCCAACGAAAGCCGCTGGTAACATCTATTGCCAGAAGAGAAAGGAAGCGGCGAAGTTTAACGACCGGCTCAATAGCAGGGAAGGGGCTTCCGAACTGCTGGGAGTATCACCTTCAACCCTCGCAGACTACGAGCTGGGAATTACCAAAGTGATTCCGGTAGATGTAGTGGTTAAGATGGCAGAGGTTTACAATGCACCGGAGCTGATGCCGCATTATTGCCACAACGAGTGCCCGCTGGGGGACTTGTGCTACCAGGAACCGAAGCTCAAAAGTCTGGACCGAGCGGTGATTCAGCTTTTGGCATCACTGAGATTAGGCGAGGGTGCAGGAGAAAACCTGCTTGCCATTGTAGCGGATGGAGAGGTTTCATCAAACGAAGAGCAGCAGTTGCAGGAAAGCATGGTGATGCTGGACAGCCTCGCTCATTGTATCGCTGAATTGCAGTTGAGAATCCGGAAAGGAAGGTAAGTTTATGGAATTTAAGACAGAATTAAAAACGAAAGATGGGAAAGTCATTCCGAAGGAATCAATATGGAAACCACAGGAAGCAGCCTGCCGGCTGATGGCAGATGCTATTCGGCGTAAACACCGGAAAGAGGAGGAAGAAAAGTTGCAGAAACAGGGGTGTAACCTATGATGGAAGTAAATCCTTCATTATTAGGAATGGGACTCCTCTACAAGCAGTTGCAGCTGCTCGCAGAAAAGTCCCAATCTCAAAAATGCGGGTTGATAAAATTGTTGTTAATCTCTTTGGTGATGGTGAGAATTTACAGAGTCATTAGATGAGAGCTGATAAATCGAACTTGGTATTTAAACCGGAATATATAGCGTTATAAATACCGGAGATTTTCTTGGAATCGTTTTCCAATTCTTCCGCGGACAGTGGCGTGTGGCGCGGCGCATCGAAAGGATTACAGATTTCCAAATACTTCAAAGTAAGTTGAAGCGCAATTTCTTTTTCATCGATCATATTCTCACCTCCCTTCATCGGAGGTTTAACCCGCAAAACAATCTTAACATAAGGAAAAATTTTTTCAATAGGAGCTGATGAATTGAAGCGAATGTTAATTGTTCTCTGTTTTTGTATGCTGGCAAGCGGATGCGCTCCCCAGACAGTGATAGAGGATGCAGATCCAACCGAACCGGAAATCATGCTGACACTGGCAGAGGAGCCTGAACCGATTGCATACCAAGTATGCATACAGATTACCCCGGCAGTGCAGGCAAAGACCTACCGAGATATACCACTTAGCCATGAACTGCAAGATATAGCAGATAAGGCTTGCGAAGATTACAAAATACCACAAGATGTGCTATATGCGGTGATGAAGGTGGAGAGCGGATATAAAGTAGATGCTCAAAACGGCAGTTGCTACGGGCTGATGCAGATACACACCATCAACATGGAGTACCTCAGCAGCAATATCGGAACCACCGACCTCACCGACCCGGAGCAGAACATTGAGGCAGGGGCATTTATCCTCGGCGGGTATCTTGAAAAGTACAGCCTGACGGACAGCCTGATGGCGTACAATCTCGGCGAGGGCGGAGCAAAGCGGCTCTGGAAGCAGGGCATCCACGAAACCGGATACACCCGAAAGGTGCTGGAAAGCATCGAAGGAAACAAAATTTAAGGAGGTAGAGTAATGTTTGAGCTGATGTACTTAATCACACTCCCGTGTCTGTTTCTGCTGGTTCTGTGCGGGCTTTATGGCTTAACGACATGGTTTTCCATGCAAAAAGAAAAAGCCCTGACGAAGCGTCAGAGCCGAGCAAAAGCAAACGGAAAGGTTGTTCCACCGACCGAAGTGACCAACCTTTCCGTATACGGGAACTAAAGGAATTAGTTCTTTCCCATTGTACACCATTTTATTAAAAAATGCAAGGGAGGAAAAATGACGTGAGAGATTGGACAAGCGAAAACGAGCGCTACGATGCACAGTGCAGGGAACCGCAGGGAATCATTTGTTCCCAGTGCGGAGAGCGATGCAGTGAAGAGAGAATCACCTATCTGGATGGCAATCCGATTTGCGACGACTGCCTAAAGGAGTACATCGAAGAGTACAGCAAAAGCCATGCAGAAGATTTTACAGAAGACTTTATCTCCGAAAATTTGGATGAACGCTCCGCTGACTACTGGGAAAACGACATGAGCGACCAGCAGAGGAAAGAAGTCATGCGGCTGGCTTACTTACAAGCAAAGCAGATGCATAAGGAGTACCACGCACACGACATCGAGGAGAGCGACCGTGAGTTTTGCTTTGCATCAGACGATTACACAGATTTTGTGAGGGACAGGCTATGCTGGTAGATAATCGGACAGATTGGCTCAAGGCACGGCGGAAAGGGATTGGCGGCAGCGATGCCGCCAGCGTCCTTGGAATCTCCCCTTGGAAAAGCAATGTGCAGCTGTGGGAAGAAAAAACCGGAATCGCAGAGCCGGAGGACATTTCGGACAAAGAGGTTGTTCGATTCGGGAAGGAATCGGAAGCGGCTATCAGAAGGCTGTTTGAGCTGGATTTTCCACAATTCCATGTTGATTATGATGAATTTGGCATGAAAGCAAACGAGCCGGACTGCCCGTTTATCTTTGCAACACTGGATGGAGAACTTACCGACCAGAATGGCAGGAAGGGGATTTTGGAAATCAAAACTACCGAAATCCGACGCTCTGTTGATTGGAAAAAGTGGAATGGACAGATACCGGATTATTACTATGCGCAGATTGTCCACCAGATGCTCTCCACAGGATATGAGTTTGCAATCCTGAAAACCAGAATCCGGGAACGCAGCGAGTATGGCTGAAAGGCAACAGTCCGTCACTACCGCTTCGAGCGATGCGATATGCTGGAGGATATTGCTTACTTAAAAGAAAAAGAAATCGCCTTTTGGCAGGCGGTACAAACCAAAGTCAGACCGGCGTTGATTTTGCCGGAGATTTAAAGGAGGAACAAGGAATGGAAGTCAGACTGACACCTTCAATCGAGCAGGTTATCCCGCCGCAAATCAGCTTCAACTTCGAAGAAATCAAAGAGGAGCTAGCGGGGAAACTGCAAGTTTACCAGCAGATGGTAGTTACAGAGGGCGGAATCAAAGAAGCAAAGGCAGACAGAGCAAATCTTAACAAATTTAAAACAGCTCTTTCCGACAGCAGGAAATCTGTAAAGCGCCAATGGAATCAACCACTTTCCGAGTTTGAGGATAAGATGAAAGAGCTGGAACAGATGGTGGATGCTCCGATCAGCGCCATCGACAGACAAATCAAGGCTTTTGACGAAATCAAAAAGCAGGAGAAGCGGCAGGAAATTGAGAATTTCTTTGCAGAAAACATCGGGGAATTAGAAGAAATCTTGCCTCTTGCAAAAATCTGGAATGAGCGTTGGCTCAATGCCACCTATCCGGTAAAGGATATTGAGCGTGAGATTTTGGAGGCTATCCGCAAAACCCATAACGACATTGGTATTATCGTAGCAATGCAGTTGCCTTGCACCGAACAGATGATTTCCACCTACTTGGACACACTGGACATGAGTGCGGCGATGGAAGAAAAGCACCGCTACGAAGAAGCTCAGAAAGCGAAAGCTAGGCTGGAAAAGCAGCAGGCTGAGCCGGTAGTAGTAAAGCCGCAACCAGTAGCGGTTGAACCAGAAGTTGAGCCGGAAAGAATCGCAGAAGAACCCAAAATCAGCGCACAGCCAGACCTTCAGGTTCTGGATTTTCGTGTATGGGTAACACCGGCACAGAAGCAGGCGCTTAGAGAATTTCTAATTCGCAATCACATTCGATGCGGGAGGGTTGAGTAATGGCAAATAGCTTGGTAAAAGGTGAGAAAAAACAGCCGTCGTTCAGCGTGTTTTTAACGCAGGATGCAATCAAAAAGAAAATCAATGAAGTAATTGGTGGCAAAGGCGGACAGCGGTTCATGACCGCTATCCTTTCCGCAGTTACCAACTCCCCGGCGCTGCAGGAATGCGAATCAATGTCTATCCTGAATTGTGCGTTCCTGGGCGAGGCTTTGAATCTTTCCCCTTCTCCTCAACTGGGACAGTATTACATGGTGCCGTATAAAAAGAAGGACAGAAACGGCAATGTTTTAGCGGTAATCGCTCAGTTCCAGCTTGGCTACAAAGGTTATATTCAGTTGGCAATCCGCTCTGGATATTACAAAAAAATCAATGTGATTGCCATCAAAGAAGGGGAACTGAAACACTTTGACCCTCTCAACGAGGTAATCGAGGTAGAAATTATTCAGGATGAGCGTGAGAGGGAGCAGGCAAAGACGATTGGCTACTATGCCATGTTTGAGTATCTGAATGGGTTCCAGAAGGCAATGTATTGGAGCTACGAAAAGATGCAATCGCACGCTGACCAATACTCGCAGGCATACAGTGCAGAAGCACACCAAAGAATTTTAAGAGGGGAAGTTCCTCAAAAAGATATGTGGAAATACTCCTCTTTCTGGTACAAGGATTTTGATGCTATGGCATACAAAACGATGTTGCGCCAGCTGATTTCCAAATGGGGCATCATGTCTACGGAACTTCAGATGGCGATGGAAAACGATATGGCAGCTATCCGGGATGATGGCACACCGGAGTATGTAGATAACGATACGACACCGATTGAGCCTGCACAGGCTCCGGTATACGAGGCACAGTCAACAGAGATTCCGACCGGAAACAACATCGAGGATGATTTCTTCGCAGGGCTGGAACCGCCGCCGGAACGATAAAGCAAAAGGAGGATAGGGACAATGGAGGAAGGATGGCTTTCAGGGTACATACAGGACTATGACGGGCAGGCTTTAACTCTCATTGTCCCTTTTTCCGATTCGGAATACATTAAAACTCATAGCGTCACAGAGTGCTCTGTGAGGGTCGAGGACGGTCGGAGAATCAGTGCGGTACAAAGGCGCAAGGTTTATGCTCTTATCCGCGATATTTCCGACTGGACGGGCTACGAGCCGCAGGAACTGAAAGAATTGATGAAGTACGATTTTATATCCCAGCAGGAGGACGGAACACAATACTTTAGCCTGTCCGATGCAGACATGACAACAGCAAGAAACTTCATCACTCACCTGATTGACTTTTGTGTTACCAATGCCATTCCTTGCAAGGTCAGCCTTTTGGAGCA